GCATAATAGACTGCTCTATTTCGTAGGCATCTTCACCACCCGATGCAGCTAATAACTTGTGTGCAGTTCTACTCATTAAGCAAGTGCCTGTCCAGCGGTAAATCCATACCAGATTGTTCCACCGTCTGAGGTAGCAAATACATAAAAGTCATCATCTCCGTTACCTGTACTAATAGTAGGGGCAGAACCTCCAGCCCAATCAACTGCACCAGGCCATGTAACTGTCCTAGCACTAGAGTCTTGTATTAAGTGAAGTATGAACGAATAACCTGTACCGCTTGAAGGAGGATTAGAGAATGTAAATGTAGTATTTTCTGTAAGCGTATGCTTAAAGTAGTTTCCTGATTCACATGCTATTGTTGTAGCGTTGGATGAGCTTGTAGGAGCTACATAGGTTTCATTGTAGGATACTGCTCTAAATTCCTGACTAACTATTACATCGCCATTAGCATCTGCTGTGACAGCTTTGGATGCTGCACTCGTGCCTAATGTTGTAATGTCTAAGTAATTAAGTTCAGCCGTTGTTGCTGTAACACCGTCTAGTTTATTTAGTTCAGCAGTAGTGCTTGTAACACCGTCAAGTATATTAAGTTCAGTAGCCGTTGAAGTAACTGCTACGTCTTCATTAATCTTAGGGGATGTTAAAGTTTTATTTGTTAATGTGTCAGTAGATACCAAAGATACTAAAGTAGAGCTACTTCCTGCTGGAAGCAACATTGTATTTGTTACTGCTGCTGAATGTGGTTGAGATTTAACTATTTGACCGTGACTATTGCTTTCACAATTAAACTGTATAGAACCAGCATTAGTATTGCCTTTTACTGTTACGTGTCCAGTTCCATTAGGTGCTAGTTCAAGATCAGCATTAGACGTTGTAACAATGTCTTGACCATTCATGTCAAGATTGCCACCTAACTGTGGTGTGGTATCGTCTACTACATTAGATATTGCACTAGATGTAGCTAGTCCTGCAACAACAGCACTTCTAGCAATTTTTTTAAGTCCACCACCTGATGTATCAACAGCTATAAAAACATCATCATTAGCTACAGTAGCTATTTCCGACAAACTTGCTACATCAACAGAACTAGCTGTAGTTGCGGTAGTTGCGGAAGCAGAATTACCACTGTAACCTGACGATGTAATAGTTCCTAAAGAAGAACCTGCGTCAGCAAAAGTAATTGTTCCTCCGTCAGCGTCTAAAGTAATTCCACCGGAGGAATCTAGGGTAACTGTAGTACCTGCCAGTTCAGCAGTACCATCAGCAGTTATTTGAATGTTAGCCGCAGCAGCGGCAGCGTCAGTTGTTACTATGTCCAGTGTACCATTAGTTCCTGCTGTTATCGTTGCAGTGTCACTAGCAGAACCCGTAAGGGTAATTATTTTACCGTTTATAGCAACATCGTCTACGGTCAATTCCGTTGGGTTTGTACCTATCTCCAAGACATTCGCACTACCGTCCTCTGAGTACAGACGTTTATTGGTTAAGTCTAGGGCAGGTTCCCCTTGAACAAGGTCGGAAGCGGATGGCGCACCAGAGCCATGTTTTAATTTAATAGTTGATGGCATGAAATATTCCTCTTAAACTACTAATATTAGTATTATCAATAATCCTAATGCAAGAGCAACTATCAGAGGAACAGGTTTTAATAAAAATTCCTTTATCTGTGTGCAGCGTTGATTTAATTCAACATTAATGATATTCAAAGACTCCTTAGATTTGTCTCGTTGTTGTTTAGCGGAGTCGAGTATTTTACGTAATTCTAAAGGAGTAAGTTTTGGTTTTTCCATAAAGCTCCACCGTAAAATAAAAGGGGGACCGAAATCCCCCCGTAGGTTGTATTACTCGTCAGCAATAACAATTATAAAACCAGCTTCAGGGCGATAAGTCTCTACGCCATACAAGCAATCCGCTGTGTATAGGGTTGAGAGATATTCCTGCTTATACTGGGTTTGTGAACGTACATTAACTTGTTCTGCCAAGACTAAAGCGTCTTTATGGAAGAACAAACATCCTCTGGAGTCCAAAGATGAAGCACTGTTTTGTGCAGCTACTTCAATGACAGGACAGTTGGAAGATACATAAACGTCCACACCGTACAAGTTACCAATAAGTCCAGACTCTACGCCTTTGCCTGTTACAAAGTCAGAGCTAACATATCGGTCAATACCCATAATTGATTTACGGGCGGCAGGGGGTACAATCAGATTCCTATTATCCATAGGAACATTTTGATCGTCCATCAGCTTAATTGCTTCACGGAACGCTAGGTCAGTAAAGTTATCACCTGTTGCAACAGTGTCAGCGGCATAAGTCGCTAGTCCTGAAGAGGCGTTAACATAAAATGAATGAGTATTAACCCAGTTAGCTCCAGTGTTTGCAGGAGTAGCAGTACGAGTACCGTCTCCAAAACCTGTAGCTGCATTAACAAGGTCAGTATCAATTCGGGTTGCTAGAGCATAACCAGCGTCTTCAGTGTAAAACTGACGTAGGCTGGATAGAGCTTGAACTTCAACGATGTCTTCAATCAAACGTGAATATTCAAAATGACGATCAATATCAACATCAATTTCGCCTTCAGTGTTTGCAATGATTGTTACCGCTGTGTCAGCCGCTTTTGCGTTTGCATCACCACGAGTGGGTTTAGGAATATGAATCTTGTCTCCTTTTTTTCCACTCATGGACATTCTTTTAACAAGGGGAGCCATTTTTAGTGACTTTTGATAAGCCGCTATAATTTCATCGGACCAAATCTCAGGGATAAACTTATCCGCTTCAGTTTTGGCTGTATTACCCGATGCTCCTGGGTAAGTTGCAGTAGCCATAATTTTCTCCTAGTTTAGACTACCTGACCCGTCCTTCCTTGTATGCAGTTAATATCTCTTCGGATAGTGACTGATACCTGTCAGGGTCAGTTCTCATAAGTTTAATAATGTCGGCACGACGATAGATTTTCTTGGAAACAGAATTACTGCCTCTTGTATTTCCTGTACTGGCTGCTTTAACCGCTTTTTTACGTCCTTGTTTTTCCATCTGGGCTGTTTGATTAACAACCTGTTGACGTTCCTTCCATGTTGTGAAAAGTTCATCAGCGGAATCAAAGTCGTATGCCTGGTCAGCATAAGCAAGTAACTGTGTCCTGATTTTGGAACCTTTGACCCATTCTACAAACTTAGGGTCTTTCATAATAGTTTCAGCGTCAGGGTGTTTTTGCTGTAACTGAGACATAGCGTTTTGAGCTTTAAGCTGTTGATTCAATTGCTGTGTCTGTTTAACACTAGGATGATTTTCAATAGCTTTTGATACTGCCTGTTCAGGATCGGTAAAAAAATCTACCTCTTCCGTTGGTTCTTGTGTTGGTGCGTTTGGTTGTGTGAGTTGTGTTTGGCTTTGGATAAACTGGTCTACGACCTGTCTGAGTTCACCTACTTCACCACTTTGTCTTCCTAATGCTTTTTCAGCTTCCTGGTGCATTTGGACTACATCTTGTAGGCTTTTGCCTTGGTATTTAGCTGGTACGTCTTCCTCTTCCGGTTGAGCTTCTTCCTGAGTAGGTAGATTCTCTTGTTCCTCTAAGGATTGTACTTCTTCACCTTCGGCTAACTTGTCTTCCGTTTCCTCACGCTCATCTATCAGTCTTGCTGCCATTATTAATACTCCGTCTTTCGATTATGGAGAAAATTATAGAAGGGCTATAGTTTTCCTTCCGTTAAGATTTAGTCTTTGAGGCTTGTTCGTGCTTGTCTGCCCATTTTTTAGTTGCGGAAGGAAAATCTCCGCTAATAGGGTCAAGTTCAAAATTACCACCACTGACCAATCGTTTTGCATCAGCACCACATCTGCACCTACTTTGTGTTACTGATGCTTCTACGTACTCTTCAAATTCATGCCCGTTAGTACAACGAAAATCATATAAGATCATTCGGATTCTCCAGGATCACTGGATTCAGTTTCCGCATTTTCAAATGATGCAGTAATTTGAGATTCTAAATTTAATAGATTAGCTACAATGTTTAATTGACCCTTCCTGAAGAATAAGTCTTTTTCATCTTTAGCATGTTCTACTGAATTAATGTTTTTTACGTTGCCTGAAAATTCCTTAAGGAGTTGTTTCCAGCCCTGTGTTCTAAACATTTCAAAGTAATTATTAAAATAGACTTCTAACTCTTTTTCTATCACTTGTTTCTCCTAAATGGACAAGTATATCTTATTATAACATATTTTTACACAAATGTCAAGTCTTTTGTTACTTTTTTACACTTTTAGTTCTTTTTTTATTTTTTTTTGGTGGTCTTCCTCTTGTATTACCATAAGTTCCTTTTCCGTAAGGCATGTGTTTCTCCTTTAGTTTACCAGTTTTTACACGACCAATATCGTGCGGTTAGTTTACTTGGTTTATCTGTATCACATTTATGTCTTGCTCTAAAAGATTTACGTCTGGCTGGCTGGTCTTTTTTAATTGACATATTAGCGTCACCAAAACGTATAGTTTTAGTTTTGTTTCCTTCTTTAGCTACAACAACAAATTTTTTAGTAGCATGTCCTGGAGTTCTTTTAGGTGTGTTGTACTTGCTTACTCCTGCTCTGGCTAGTTTTGGGTCTTGACTTTTTGGCATCGGTAACTTCTCCTAGTTTAGACTCTAGCTCTAGGAACTGCTCGTCCAGTTCTTTGAATTTCAGGTTGATTTGGTCTATTACTCGTTGTAAGTCCTGTTGGGTTAACATTCAATTCTCCTTGCGTTATCCCCTGTGGTTCAGGAGGTGCTGGTTGTTGGTTAGGTGTTGATCCGGTTCGTTTTACATCAATTTCTTGTTGTTTTAAGATTCTGTCAGCTAATTTCATTCTTCTCTCAAATTCCCTATCGTCTTCTTCACCAGGTTTAAGATTAGTAGTAATTGCCTTAATCCTATCAATTTCAGTTTCAACAGGAGCTAATTGTGTTTCTACTGCAAGTTTTCCTGCTCTTGCTTGAGCTTCTACAGCTTGACCGTTCAATGCTGCTGTTTGAGACTGCTGGAACTCAAGTTGAGCTTGTTGTACTGCTTGTTGTTGTTGCGTTGCTTGTTGTTGCTGTTCAGGAGTCATTTGTGCCTGTTCAGCAGCTTGTTTCAGGGTATCCAACAGTTCTTCCCTGTTTGACAAGTTCATGTTTTCCACAATGGACTGAACTAGGGACGGGTACATTGGTGAATCTGGTTTCATGGTTTGAAGTAACTGTGTTAGCTGTGTTACTTCGTACTCTCTGGCAATAATACCTAAAGTTGAGGACGCATTAAACTTATAGTCAGCAACGGGGTAGTTTTCAGGGTCAAACTGCATGTATCGACATGCTGCTTTTTTAACCAGAGGTAATAAAAATGCTTGCTGGAAATTAATCAGGGTACGCTTATGCCGTTTAATAATAGCACCAAGGGACATAGATATTCCAGCCGCAGTAGCCTCTCCATTGACCTGACCTGCAATACCAGCAGAATCAACGGCTCCAGTAGCTTGTTGAACCATTTGTTGCAGAGCCGATGCTTGAGCAAAAGTAATTTGATTAACCTGTCCAAAATTAAAAGGCTGTAAAACTTCACGGGGATCACCATTTGTTAAGATCATCTTACCTGGCCTGATTTCAGGTCTGGCTCCTCTGGGAAGCCTTGTAGCATCAATAGCCATCATAGGATGAATAGTTAAACTTAGTGCGTCAATCCTAGCTCTTAGTTCTGTGTCAAGAGCTTTTTGGCTATTGTAGCCTTTTTCGCACACTCCTCTACCCCAAAACTTACTGGGAACTACGTCCCAAGGAAACGCCACTACAGGACGATCATTCATCATGTATGGATTAGCTTCCGCTTTTAACAAAATATTTTCATTAGCTATTACTACAACTGCTTCAGTGTACTGTGTTTTTTCTTCGTCCGTATCTAGATTTTCGTATTCTTCGGAATTTTCAAGAAGTTCAGTAGGTACTAAACCGTAGTATTTAGTTAAGCGTACACGGTCTGTGTTGTACATAATTAAATCTTGATCCGCTTCTAAATCAGAGTCCACTGAAGCTGAACCAACATACACATCTGATTTATAAACACCTTGTTCCTGTAGTTGTTCAACAAGATGTCTACTTACAAACTCATCAATTCCTACTCCTAGTGCATCGTCCACACTGGTAGCTGTGGGGTCTATAAGAAAGTTTTGTGGCATGACAGGACGTAACTTAACCATTACCCTGTCAGTAATATTAACTCCTACTGCCTGTAACTGACCGTCCATGACGGGTTGTGTGGCAGGAGCCATTTCTTTTTCTTCCTCAATAACTATTTCACCAATACCTGTACCAAATACCGCAGCATTGATTAGACATTCCGCTACTGACTTACGAATCATGGTTTTTTCAAAGTCTTCGGTCAGTTTGTTTCTTAAAAACATTACGTCTGCACGTTCAGGATCACCCATATTGTCCGTTACGTCAAACCATTTACCTCTACCAAATGTGGCTTCCTCCATTTCCGCTACATTGGATTCCACAGCCTGTTGTAGCGCAGGGGATATAATCCTGGAGCGTTCTGAGGCTCTTTGGGAGTCTTCAGTTGACCATTGGCCTCTCCAGAGTCTGTAGTATTCATCAAACCTCTGGCTGTACGTTGATTCGTAGTGGTCACGCCATTCGTCACATTTACCCATTACCCATTCTTCTAGGGATTGCTCAGTCATAAGCGTTTCTGTGTTTAATGCAAAGTCTTCTGTTTTTGCCATATTAATATCCTGCTATTGTATCAATAATCTCAAGATCATCAATTTCAAAATCGTATGAATAAGCTACTTTTGCTAATTGATCTGTGTAAGCTAAAGCATCCACCAAATCATCGTGGGTTAAAGGATCTGGGAACTGAAACAATTGATCCAAGAATCTACTGTTCCAATCCCCCTTGTTTACTGTAATGTATCCGTTTTCAAACCGTCCCTGTAACGCCCACATAATCCTGTCAGTTTTCTTCTTGTTTCCGTGAGTTAATTCCTCAACCCTGAAGAAACGCTGATTACGTTTCATTAGATCATGTAGTGGTGACATAACGGCTTGTCTAGCGATGCCACGTTCAATTCCAACGGATACTGGTCTATACTGGTTAATGGCCTGAAATATCTTGGTGGCGGTTTCGTTAAGCTCCCAACGCCCGTAAATAATATCGTGCACAAACCAGCCATCAGTATTAACTTTGACAACTGCGATTGCCGTGTCATCAAGCCTCGTGTTTTTTGTCCGTTTTTTATTAACTTCCTCAAACCCCGCGAGGTCAATACTGATGTAGTAGTCTCCGTCTTCGGGTTCAGTTCCGTATTTAACCCATTCTTCCTTAAACATTTCTGAGCCTCTGGCTTCAAAGGAGGCCATGAACTCTTGTCTAAAGGCGTAACTTGACATTGATTTTTTTGCCGTATCAATTTCCGATGGGTCAAGTAATGGGTTATCGTAAGAGGTAAAGTGCCAAGCCCTATAAGTTTCATCGTCCTCCAGTTCTGCATATTTGTAAAGTTCATAGAAATGATTGCGTCCCATAGGGGTTCCTATGAACAATGCAGAACCTTTTTGGTCGGCAAGCGCGGGTCTTAATATTTGTTCAAATGTCTCAGGTTTCATGTCTGCGTACTCATCCATGACAAGAAACTTAAGACTCACGCCTCGCATTGTTTCGGGTCTATCTGATCCTTTTAAACTTATAGTGGACCCGTTTATCAATTTTATTTGGAGATTGTTAATATGTGACGATGCTACCACCGGATGCCCCAGTTCCAATAAGGTTTGCCACATAATGTCTCTGGCTTGCCCTTGGGTTGGAGCTACATAAAAAACATGACCTCGTTCTGCTTGTAGGGCGTTGACTATCAGCATCCAGGCCGCTAGTCGGGACTTACCTGTTCTTCTTCCTGCAGCAACTATCTTAAAACGTCTATCGTCATTCCAAACGTCCTGTTGCCAAGGTAACAATTCTATGTTCAGATCAGTCATAAAGGATTATTTTTACCAGTGTCGTAATACACTGCTCATAATAACAAAACAAGTTATTACATTTAATAACACAATAACTGTTCTAAACAATCCAACAATGTCAGCTTCAACGGAGTCATCACTAGCTTTTTCCCCAAGGGATTTGCACCATAACTTCCAAATATTTGACATCTAAGGTATAATCCTTTTTAAGTCCAGATACCCACCAATATGGTTATCATAAATTAATATCTGAGGAATAGCCCTAGCACCACAGCGTTCCTCTATTTCGTCCCAGAACTCCTTAGAGCCATCGTCCTCGTAGTAGGTATACTCTATGTTTTTAGCCTTTAGGTATTCCTTGGACAACCTACAGCCCCTACACCACGATGCTCCGTACAACTCAATCATAGGACCACATTACAGGGTCAGTTTCCCTGATGTCCACATGTACAAAGTTCTTAGCTATACCAATACCATTAAAACCTAACCTAAGTGCATTTTCCACTATACGTCTCCGGTCAATACCATTGTCTGCTTTAATGTCCGATGCAATACCCTGAGAATGAGTCCCTGGGCGGCTTTTGGATGCCTCTAAAACATGATTAGGTGATCTGTACCCACTAGTGATTACAAAGGGAAAACCACATACATCCCTTAGATTATCCAATCTTTTTAGGAATACATCCTGTATTTCATTTTCCCCTGTCTGTTGACAAGCAAATTCGTCCCTAGAGAAATACTTAAGTGTCATTATGTTCAAAGTCTCCTTCTAAAGTTTCACCAACTACTGAAGTTTCACCTACTCCTGAAATACTAATGGATATTGAACTTCTACCTCCACCTAACTTATCTTTTTCAAAGTAACTTAAGGGTACTAAACGATCCATTAGGAGTTTCCAAGCTGCACTTTGATGTTTATGATCATCATCTAAAGCAGCATTAAGTATTGAATCTAAAACTTTTCTTGATTTAGGTGACGTTAGCATCCTTTGTTTATATTCTTCTATTACTGAGTTATCACCTCTAGGTCTACCTACTGGGTTTTTAGCTTTAACTAAATCATCCTTTCTTGGTCTACCTCTTTTTTTCTTTGGTGGCTCTTTATCCATGATTATTTTTCTCTACTTTTCTAAAGTATACCTTATTATACCATATTTTTACTTAAATGTCAAGCCCTTTGTTAACAAATACCAAAATAAATTATAATCTTGCTCTTTTTTACACCATTATTCAGTAAACTTATATGTATTATTTCTCTTTTGTATTCAAATGGTTAACTTTTGTACAACTTAAGGGGAATTTTTATGTTTTTTCTTAAATTTAGCTTTAGTAAACTTGAGTAGTAACATTAAATTTACCGACTTCAAGCCTCTCCCCCCGTCCCCTTAAAGTTATCCACAGCTTATTAACAAAGTTATCCACAATCCAGGTAATGCACCAAAGTAGTGCAAAGTTATACACAAGTTATACATAAGTTATCCACAGGCAATTGGCACGATTCTTGCATAAAGTTAAACTTGAGAATAACTAATGTATTCTAAAGTTGGCATGGTTCTTGCATTATGCAAATGCTGTGCCAAAGTAAACAAAAGTAAACAAAAGTGTAAATATTTACAAAAGTGAATAAAAAAGTTGACATGTGTGTGTCTATACAGCAACCTAGGAACATACAGCGTTGATAGCTCGCTAGTGCAAAAATAAGTTATCCTGTTTAGAGGTAAGCCGGAGTAAGAGAATACCACTACAGTTACGGACCAAGGGACGTGATAAGACTGTAGCAACAAAGGTAAACCAAATAACAGCCCAAAGAGCGAATCGGGGAATAGGTAGAGCATACGGCCTTGGACGTACTACTAAAAACCTACAGTAACTCAAACGGGACGAAGGCCAGCAAGAAGGCCTCTCAACAAGGAATCGGAAACGACTTGTTATAAAAGAGGCCATATTGCTACACTGTAAGGAATCGGAAACGACTTGCAAACTTAAGGATACAAGAAA